CACGTCGAGCCATCCGGCGTCAGCGTCACTGTGTCGCCGGTGGCGTTCATCAGGATCGTGCGCAGCCTGTCCCTTGGCAGCAGCACTGGCTCGCACTGAGCGTCCATGAGTTCAACGTCGATGCGGCAGTCCATGTCGGTGCCAGTGACGAGCCCGTTGCCGATGCACAAGTTAGTGACGGCCACGTTGTTGGACCGTCTTGAAACGGCCTTGCCGGCAGTCTTGACCGCATTGCGGAACTCGGCGAGATCAAGCGTGATCCCGCTGCGAGCTCTCTTCCGTTCCTTCGTTGCCGTAGCCATGTCACGAATCCTTTCGCGTGAGTGCAATCCCTACAAAAATGCCCAGTGCGAACGTCGCAGCGAGCGAAAACTGCCCAACAGAAAGCCAGACCCAATCGGTGATGCTCATAGCGCAGCCCCCGGGTCGGTGTCGTCGTCCTCGAGCAGCGGCCACCGCCGTGCGTTAGCCGCCTCGGCGTGCTCGTAGGCCACGGCCTGCTGCACCAGCCGAGTCTGAAGCTGCAGCACCAGGTCGGCAGTCTCAAGCAGCAGCGACGCACCGAAGTTCAGGCGGGCTCGGCTGGCTGTATCGCTCGCCTTGGTCACGGCGGCCTGCGCCATCGCATCGGAGTAGATCCGCAGGCTGGCAACGATCTCGTGCGGACGCATGCTCATGACACCACCTCGATGTTGCGGGGCTTGCCCGGCGTGCGGCGGATGAAGCCCTTCCGCTCCAGGGCGTCGAGATGCACCGTGGCGGCGTGCGGAGACTTCGCCCCGATGGCTTGAGCGATCTGCCTCACGGTCGGCGAGTACAAACTCATGTTTGCCCGGATGAAGTCCAGCACTTCCTGCTGGCGAGCGGTGAGCCGCTCCTTGGCGGTCTGCGTCATGCTGCTCCTCCAATGGCGTTTCCGTTGTCCATCCCAAGGCGGCGAAGCAGGTACGACACCAGCCGGAACGCAGTGGACATCTCGATCTTCAGACGTGCGGCCTTATCTGCAATCAGATCGACAGTGCTCTGGAACTCCGCAGGAGTTGTCATTTCCACCACGACCTTGAGCTCTTCACGCATCGCAGCGTCTTCCGACTTGTCGATCCTCACGGCCTGACGAGGCTCAGATTGCTGAAGCCGCTTCTTCTCGGAGAACGTCTTGAGCCTGTAAAGGTGCCGATACTCATCACGCACCCACTTCAACTGCGGGTACATGCTTTCGTTGTTTCGCTTCACGTTTTTGATGGAGTCGTACAGCACGTCCTGATCCAGGCGGTGCAGGTCGTCGTGCCAAAGACGACGCTCCTCGTCCGTCCAAACACACTGAGGCCACAGCTGGTTGATAGCCGCTCGGTTCTGATCCCACGTCCTCATAGGTTCCCTCCCACTGGTTCGCGTCGTTTCCGTGCATCATGCTTTGCGTTGTCAAACTCCCCGGCCAAGATGCGGTCGAGGTATTCAAAGAACCGGGTCACCGCCAGCGGCTTGTCGAAAAACTGGCACGACGGAAGCCGGTGCATTGCTTGATGCGCCCTGTCCAGCCAGCCTGGCGTCGCTGCTAGATCCACCCAAGACGCTGGAGGCACAAGCGGAGTCCACGGCACTGCATTGCCAGTGACGTTCCAGCCGGCAACAAACCGCTGCCATTCGTCCGCTGCCCAGCCCTTTTGGCGAAACTCGTCTCTTTCCGGCGGGGTGTGTGTTCTGCATTCGTCTTTTGGAGAAGAAGATAGGGATGGAGATGGGGATGGGGATGGGGATGGAGGCGATGCTTTTGCGATGCCGTTTGCGATCGCCTTGCGATCGTTTTGCGATCCGTTTGCGACAGTTTTGCGATCGCCCCACCGCTTCCTGTTACCCTCTTGCCCTGCTTCCGACCGTGCCTCTTTCAGGTCTTCGGCACGAGCACGGTGCTCCTCCATTCGGGCATTCCGACGCAGGCCGTCGTCACAGACAGGAAACTTCGACGACAGCAGCTGCCACACACGGCCAACGCCTGGCGACACAAGCTCAAGACGCTCGAGATCAGACGGCAGACCGCCGGAATCCCACTGGATCACCAGTAGGCGGATGTAATGGCCGACCTCCTCGGCAGTCCACATGGCCGTGGATGCGTAGAAGTCACGGCCAAAGAACGGGATGTAATGGTCAACCTGCGTCCTGGCCATCCTTGGCTCCCCTCTCTTTTGCAATCTTTTCTGACAGGGCGTTGTCAATCAGCCACTTCCGGCGGAACGGCTCCCAGTCTCCCTGGCCTCCGCTGCAACGCCAGTTGACGTACGCAATGGCAGCCTGAGTTACCAGCGGGTCTTCTTTTTTGTCAGCGGCCATCACTGGACTCCTTGTTGGCCTTTTTTCTTGCGCGGCATCGTTGCTGAGCAGCACGGTTTAGCTCGCGACGCCTGTGCGCGAGCCATTGCTCTGGCTCCCAAGGGTGGTCCTTGCTGATTACCGCTTGCAAGACTGCACGCCGACAATCAAATGCGGCCAAAAGCACTTCGTCAGGAAGATCCTGGCGAGTGTCAAGCACTGCGTCCCAGACCCTACGGCAAGCCATCAGAAGACTTGGTGCAGCGGCGATTACTGCAGCATTCTTATCACCATTGTCATCCGAAGTCGGAACCACGTAAGCCACGTCGCCACCTTCAGTGTCAAACACAACTCGAAGCGAGTCGCTGCCTCCAGTTGGGAACACAAGCGATACTCCGTTGTTCTGTACAGTCTTCCAGGCCACGTCAGCCTCCTTTCCATTCCGCCCCGCCGCGTCGAAGCGGCACCGTGCCTATCACGAGGGCGGCTGCGCTCAGGCGTAGTCCGCAAGACGCTCGTAGTTCAGGCCCGAAATCTGCGGAAAGCTCTCGTTCGGCTTGTAGTAAACCTTCTTGATCCAGTTGGCCGACAACTCCGAGTTCCACGCACGGATCGCCATGAACGCAATCTGGCGGGCTCCCATTCGGCGCATGCTAAGACGCCTGGAGATGACGGCCTCGCGGTAGATGTTGAATGGCCGTTCGAGTGTGGTGCTGCCATCCGACAGCACCTCGAGCATCTCACCAGCCATGTCAGAATCAGCGCACGAGAACAGGTAGTGCAGTGCGGCCAGCAGCGACGGCGACGGGAACAGGCGGATGTTGTTCGCCTTCGTGATGGAGTGCTGGATCGCCGGACGACGGCCGATGATCTCAAGGCACGTCTTGGGGCTAAATCCGTTAAATCCTGCACCGCCCTCGTAGAACTGCCCCGTCTGGCCGAAAATCCAGAGCAGCTTGACGCAGGCCGCCAGGTGCGTGGAGTTTTCCTTCCCGTGAAGGCTGAGGATGTCGCTGGTCTTGCGACTGCGGGCGTTAACGTCAATCGTGTCGAACGCCTCCGACTCCACTCCGTAGGCCACCCAAGTTGAGAACCCTACTCCCGCTGTCACGCACGCCGACAAGCGGTGCTGGCCGTCCAGCAGACGACCATCCCTAGCGAACTTGATGGTCTCGCCGTTCAGCATCCACTCGCCGCGCTCCAATGACGCCACCAGGGTCTCGACGTGCCCCTTGATCAGCCGCCTGTTGTGAGTGTTCTTCGTGAGCCATTCAGCCGCCATTGCCGGGGTGACAAACACTTGCTCCACCCTCGGGCCAACTCGGTGCTCGGCCCCGTTACGCGATGCAACTGTCGCCGTAGCCATGATCGTCTCCTTTGCTTTCGCATCCCTTTCACCATCCACGGCCGCACGTCAACGAGACGCCGCCGCTGTTCTCAATTCATCCACGCCGTGCAGCTCCTCCGCCGGCACGAAGTACGCCGCCGGCCTGCCGCCGTACGTCTTCAGAAACTCGGGCCGCTTCGCTTTGGCTCCGCTGATCCAGCCATGCACTCGGTAGTCGGGGCACCGCCCGGTAACGAGCACCCAGCGGGCATCGTTGTCATCGTTGGGGCGCACGATCAGGTCGAAGTCGTGGCGGCTGCGAGTGCGGATCTGCAGGCCCGGCAGGTCGTTAGCCTTCCACGTATTCACGCTGCCATTCCAGAAGATGCCGAGCATCTTGGCCACGGCCATCTCGCCACACGCTCCCTCAATGTGCTCGCTCCAGCCTTCGCCGTCGTAGCCGTGGCAGTCTTGCTTGCCAGCCTTCACGGCTGACAGCTGCCGCATCCAGCCGACGAGGCTTGCCATTGCGGCTTCATGCCAACTAAGCGTCACTTCGGTGCTCATCTCACGTCCTTGTGTATTGGCCCCGTCTCGTGGGGCACCCGGCGTCGGCCTTGGCAATGGAGTACGAACCAATCCGACGCTGCGGCGATTACGAAGGGATTCACCGCAACCCTGCTCGCCGGCCATGCATGACGGCCGGAACGCCACGAGCCTGGCGTGACTACCAATCCCCTCCGTAGCGAGCGGACATACGGTCAATCCATTCGTCTTCGCACCCGGCCTTGTAGGCCGCCTGGCCGTAGCCGGGCCGCACCGGAACCGGGCACGGTCGCGCCCCGTCATCCTGCGTCGCCTCCGCCACGTCTGGCGTCGGAATCTCATCATCAGCACGGTGTCTAGCGACAGCGTCGGCGTCTCGAATCGGCTCGCTCATGCCGTCAGTCCCCCGTAAAAGTGTGTCCACGATCCACGTACGCCTTCCGCCTGGGCTCGTACTGGTCGAGCCGTGTGCGGACCTCGTCATAGTCGCGCTGCCACCGCAGACGCTCTGCGGCGTGCGACTCGGCCAGACGCTGCAAGTCACGAGCGAACGCCGCCATTCGTGGCATGTGCTGCCGCTCGAGGTAGGCCACGATGGTGTCGATGCCGATGGTGAGCGGCTCGCGATCGTGGACGTTGGCATAGCGTGTCACTCCACCACCGCCTTTCGCCGAATGTCCTCGGCCTCCTGGCGGATCTTGGCGGCCTGCTTGGACAGCCGGGCCGCAATCAGTTCGATCCGAACGGCGGCCTCGTCCATCGCAGCCGATCGTGTCTCGTGCCAGGCGTCTCGGTCGGCACGCAGGACGGACCCGTGACGCACGTACGTCTCGCCGCCCATCGGCACCTCGCTGCCCTCAAGCATCCACCAGCCAACGCCGTCGGCGTCGATCCTGTCTGCGAGCATGGGGATGTACACGTTGCTCATGCCGTCACCTCGTGCTCGGCGGCCTCGTGCGGGAACTCCGTGCCGCTGTCCTCGGAGCCGATCAGCATCTCGGCCCGGTGGTGGATCAGGGCCACGAGCTCGTCCTTGGCGGCCTCGCTGAAGACGCCCTCGGCGTGCCGCTTGTCCACCAGCGTGCGGATGGCGTCCAGCATCTCGAACGTCGTGGCCCTGCTGACCGCCAGGCGGGCCTTGCCCATGGGATCCTCGGGGACGAGTGGGGCCACGGGCGTCACCTTCACCACGCTTGGCGTAGCCGGTTTGGCCGCTTCTTTGGCCGCTTCCGTGGACGGGTAGTCCTGGGCCTCCTCGGCCGTCACGAGGCCCTTGAGAACGTCAGGGAACGCGTCACGCAGGGCGAAGCCACGGGCACGCAGCTGCAGCATCCGGCGTGGGTACTGCGTCCACGGGCCGCCCTTGCCCCACAGGCCCGCCTTTTTGGCGTCGGACACCGAGAACCGGGCCACGGTCGGCTTCTCGTAGCCACGCCGTTTGGCCTCACACCAGGCCGCCATGGCCTCGCCGTCGCCCTCGATCTGCTCTCGGACGTACTCGCAGACCGGGCTCGCCATGGCCACGGCCAGGGCGGCGTCACCCCAGATCGCCGGCCGCCCGTTGATGCACGCGATGTTTTGGAGCGACTGCATCGGGCTCAGCCCGATCTCGCTGCCGTGCTGGATGGCCAGCAGGCAGGACTCGGGCTTGCCCCTGAAGTCCTTCGGGGCGAAGTCGCTGGCCGCCACCATCTTGGCGAAGCGGAAGGCGTCGTCGAAAGTTGCGAGGGCCAGCCCCCTCGTTGGCGTCGTGCTGGTGCTCAGTTCCGTGCTCATCTCTGCGTCCTTTCGTTGTTCGCGAATCGCGAATGTCCTTGTGAAATGCCGGCTTGCGTCCTGCTCACCGGCTCGTTGTTGCGTCCCTGCCGCTGGGGCTCCGCCCCACTCCTTCCGCCACCTAGCTCCGCTGGGCGGCGGTCCTTTGTCTCAGTGCGTCACGTCCCGGGCCGACACGGCGAGCCAGCCGCCGCCCACGTCCAGCGTGAGCCGGTCGCCATCGGTCCACTCGATGCGGCCCTGCCACCGCTTGCCGGCGGTGCAGCCGCTGACGAAGTCGCCGACGGCGTAGGTGCGGGCCGGCGCAGGGCTCGGGGTCTGCTCGCCGAGGCCAGCGATGGCGGCGAGGTATTCGTTTTCGTGCGGCGAGTTGTCGTTGGTCACGATCATGGGGCTCTCTCCTTCGGTTGGTGGGGCAACTATACGCCTGTTCACTACGTCGTCAAATCGGATTTACGTGCGTGGCGCACGGGGAAAACGGCAAGTGGGGGAGTCGAAAACTTGTACACGTCGGATTGCCGGTGGCGGTAATCACGGCCAGCAGCATACCGATAGCGGTAAAGGTGTCAACGGGGCAAAACGCCGGCCACGCTGGCCAGCAGCTCCAGCAGATCGTGCAGGGCTCGAGCAGCCGGTGAATCGGTGCCGAGCTCCTGGCCAATGCGGATCAGCACGAGCGACTGCATGGCGTGGTTCCAGTGGCGGTGCATGGCGTGGCCCTCCTTGGCCCGAGAATCCTGTGAGCGATTGCCACCCGTTTCGCAGCTGTCGGCAGGCCGGGTGGCCCCACCGGTTGTTTGGTCAGGCGGGCTTCATTCCAAACTTCTCGACGCACTTTCGGTATTCCACCCGTCCGCCGTGGGTGTCGGTCGTAAACGGCCAGCCCATTGAGTTGCCGTCGCGGTCAAAATCTTCAATCGAAACGTTGCCGCTAGCGTGCACAGTGAACTTGGTCGTGAATCCTCGGGCATCGATAAGCTTGAAAGTCTTCATCGTCTCGTCTCCAGGTTTGCGGCTGCGAGTCTCAATCGCTCGCATGCCACTAGTCTACCGCTATCGGTAAAGATGTCAACAGGGGATGAGCGATTTTTCTAGAACCGTGGAAAACGCCGGGAATCAGCGGGCTTTTCGCCGCTTCCGGCTGGGCTTCTCAGCCGACGCCTTGGCCTCGGCCTCAGCCTTGCGGACGTTCGAGTGGGGGGCGAGCTCGGCCCGCATGGCTCGGCAGCCCTCGACGCTCACCATCCACGCCCGCTCGTTGGCCTTGAAGCCCTCCAGGCGTCCTTCCCGTAGCCGCAGGCGAATCAGCCCATCGGTGCAGCCGGCGATCCCGACCGCCTCCTCGACGCTGCACCACTTCCCGTCAGGTGTCATCGTGACCATGCTCCAACTCTACCGCCAGCGGTAGGCAAGTCAAACTGTCCAGCCGCCCGGCCAGCCCAAACCGCCGCCACGGCACGATCCGCAGAACCGGGACCGGCCGCGACGGTAGAGTGAACTGCCGAGCAGAGTTCTAGTGGAGGCGAGGGGAGTCGAGGGGTTGTATATGCTGTACGGGGTATGTA